GATGCTTACGAGATGCATGTTACCCTAGGATCGCAGCGAGGACAGCTGGAGTTTGCCGTGAGTGCCCTGCTCATATGGACTACCACCCCAGCTGCCCACGCGCTACTCAAGCAGCTGCCATTGCACCGCGTGCCACTCAGTAGATGGGACCCCGCGGTGAAAGCATGGCTGGTGGACTGCCGGTTGCTGGGGAGGTTCAGCAAGGAGCCTGGCGACCAGAGGTACCATGCCTGGGCCCTCCGCAGGTTGATGTCTCTCTGCGGGCGCAACCTGGCGGAGGCTGACTGGGTGAAAGAGGAGTGTGATCGCACCACGGCCAGTGTCACCAAGTACGGACTGCTGAATGAAAGAGTTTGTGCCGGTGGCTACCTTAAAACGCGGGAAGCTGTCTTAGCTGGATTGGCGGCACGTGCTGTGGAGGGGTTGCGGGGCAGGCCTGGTGACCTATGGGCATGGTGGGCCAGGAGGGCTCGCAACACACCATCAGGCAGCAGCTCTCGCCACAGAGATCTGAAAGAACTCGTACGGGGGGCTCCTGGCGTTGACTTGGAGATGCGTCCGACTAAAAAGGCGGTAATGGAAATTTTCTCGGAAAGTGACCTACGTTCTTGGCTCGCAATGGTCCCTCGCTGTCTGGCCAGGTTATCTACCAAACATGAGCCAGGGAACAAAAACCGAGCTTTGTTCGCACAGGATGATGAGGGTGCGGTCATTGCCGCTTATGCCTCTGAGGGCATTGAACGGAGTATGAAGTGCGACGGTATGGTCCTCTCACAGATGCCAGAAGACGTGAAGGAGTGGATTGCAGCAGAAGCGGGTACCACCTACAAAGTGTCAAATGACTACACCAACTTCAATATATTGCACAGCCCTGCAGATTTGGCTGCAGTCAGCAGGGCTCTAGCTGGCTCCTGGATGCAATGGTACAAGAAGCATGGGGAGCGGCGCTATTTGCACAAGGCCGTGTGCGAGCTATGGACAGCAGAGTCGTATAAGCGAATGTTTGCTACCGGGCATGGGGACTATAGGGTGATATGTGGGCTGTACTCTGGGCACCGTAACACTGCGAGGGATAATACACTACTCCACCGGGTGTATCTCACCTGCTGCCAGAGGATAATGTCCAAACTGCTTGGTTCTACAGAGAGGATTGGGTTCGAAAGAATGAGTGGTGACGATGAAGTAGTGCACTACAGGTCTTGGGCGCGGGCAGTCATACACCCACTCGTTGCTGATGGGGCCGGATTCAAGTCCAAGGTTGAGAAGGGGTTGCTCTCTCAGCAGAATGACGAGTTCTTGCAGTTTATGCGGAGGCCTGGGGGATTGCCAACTTACCCAATTGCCCACACAATACTCACGTTCTGCTCAGGCAACTGGTACAAAACACCGGTGCGTGACTTGGCGGCAACCATCCCCGCAGTTGAGGACCATGCCTGGGATCTAGTGCTCGGTGGGGTGCCACAGAGGGTCGCACAAAAGCTGGCTGCAGGTGCTCTCGACTACCTCATGGCCATAAAGCCACATGGTGTACTCACACCACTGTCTTGGTGGGAGTTCCGCGGCAGTCACGAACCCGGTGGGCATCCTCTGTGGTGTGGTGAGCGGGGCGAGATGGCCCCCACTGTACAGTCTGAGCGAGCCGGCATGCTGGCTGAGGGGATGCCCCAGCAGGCAGAAGCTGATCTGGTCG